TTCCGATCTTGGACGGAACGTCCCGAGCAGGTTACAGAACCCAAGTTACCCTCCCGTAACCTGGCCGTGAGGCTACGGGAGGGAATGGTTGGGCCCCGGGAGGGGCTTACTTGAGTCGTTCTCTATACTCTTCAAGGGTCCGATTCCCCTTGCTGCTGTTACAGACTCGGTGGGCGAAGTCGATGTTGTCGATGTCGTGGCGGCCGCCGCGGGATATGGGTATTAGGTGCTCTATTGAGAATGACATTGGGTCTGGTGACTGGATGGTCCTGTCGGTGGGCTTGCCGCATAGGCAGCAGTTCTTGTTGCCACCTTCCCATTTGGCGGCGATAAGCTCTGGTGTTGCGTTTCCTTCAACTTCCGCTTTTGCCCTGCGCAGCCGGATGCCTGTTGAAGCCTCCGGATTTGCTAGCGTCCACTTTCGGATGGCGGCCTTGTGTGCCTCTTTCCCGTAAGGCGACCTCCGCCATCGGCGCTGGCGGGCCGTCTCGCTCGCCCTGTTTGCTTTTCTGTATGCTTTTGCTGTGGCGTGGGCGCGTTCGGCATTGTTTTTGCGCCATTGTTTGGTAACTTCTTTCCTGTGTTCAGATCGGCGGGCGGAGCTTGCGTTGGTTGCGCATGCTTTGGAGCAATAGATGCTTCCTTTTCGCCTTTGGATGTGTAGTTTTCCGCAGTGTTTGCAATTTTGGATTCTGTCGCCCGGCTTTGCGTTCTTGGCGAGAACGTATGCGCTCTCGCATGCCATGTCACTTCCCCTGGTTCGCGGCCCATTTGATGGTGTCGCGTCGGCTGACGCGGAAGGTGGGTACTACGTCGTAGCGTCCGTGTTTGATGTGTCCGGATGTGGCGGCGTCGTGGATGTCCTGGTAGTTGATGCCGGTGAGTGCTTCGGCTTGGCGGAGGGTGATCATGTCGTGGTGGTGGGGGTAGCCGGGTTCGGCGGCCATGTGGTATCCTTTCTGTGTTAGAACAAGACAATTTCGTTCCTGTTCTTGTTCCTTCTGTGAGTGGCCCCCGGGGTGGAATCCTGGGGGCCACTCGTTTTAGTTGTGGGTGAAGAGGTCTAGGAGTTCTTGGCGGGCTTCCTGGATTTCGCGTTCTTCGCGCTCTTCGTCGAGGGCTTGTTTTGCTGCGCCTCGTGCGGCGTTGATGAATTCGTTGTAGAGGGCGTCGAGGTCGATGTCTGCTTCGTCGGGGGTGTTCATGAGGTGGTTCCTTTCGTTGTGCTGATGGCTGGAGTGTAGGCGGGGTGAGACAGGCTTGTCAAGCGCCTGCGGGCGCCCAGCCGAGGTGGTTCAGCCGGGAGTAGTCGCCATCCCTCTCGAGGAGGACGTGTCCGGTGCGGCCTTCCCTGTTCTTGGCGACGTGGATGTCGGCGCGGGTCCAGTCGGTTACCCCGTTTTCGTGGGGGCAGGAGAGGAGCATGACGACGTTGGCGTCCTGCTCGATGTTGCCTGATTCGCGGAGGTGGGAGAGCTGGAGCTCGCCGTTGGGGGACTGTTCGGCTTGGCGGCCGAGCTGGGCGATGGCGAAGACGGGGATTTGGAGGTCTTTGGCGAGGTTTTTGAGGGACCGGGTGTATTCGCCGATGAGTTCCCAGCGGGCTCTTCTGTCGCCTGGGGCGGCGTTGATGAGGCCGATGTAGTCGATGAAGGCTGCGGTGAGGCCGTGTTGGCGGTGGAGTAGGCGTGTGGTGGCTACGAAGTCTCCGATGGTGAGGTTTGCGCGGTCGTCGAAGTGGATGGGGAGTTGGCGGAGGTGTGGTACTGCGGCGTTGATGCGGGCTTGTTCGTCGGGGGTGGGGTGGCGTCGTCGGGTTACGGCGTCTCCGGGGACGTTGGCGACGTTGGCGAGGATGCGTGACCAGAGTTCGCGGCCTGCCATTTCGAGGCTGGCGAAGTAGACGTGGCCGGTGTCTGCGAGGGTGGCGGCGGCCTGGAGGGCGAGCAGGCTTTTCCCAACACCTGGTCTAGCGGCGATGACGTAGAGTCCGCCGGGTTTCCAACCTCCGATGATGTGGTTTAGGTCGGGCCAGGGGGTGGGGGTGAATGGTGTTTGCTTGGTGGTGAAGTCTGCGAGCTGGGTGAGGCACTGGTTGTTGTCCACAAGGGCTGTGGAGCCTGTGGATACTTGGTTGAGGAGCTCGCGGATGGTGGCTTCTGCGTTTGAGGGGTCTTCTCCGGCTTCGATGACTTGGAGGCCGCGGGTGCAGGCGTCTGCGAGCTGTCTGCGGGCGGTGTTGTCGATGAGTTTGTTGGCGTAGACGCCTGCGAGAGCCCCGTGTGCGACTGCCGTGAGGTCCATGATGTCTAGGAGGTAGTCGGGGGTGACGTGGGCGTCTGTGATGGTGGGTAGTTTGTCGAGGATGAGTTCTCGGGTGAGGCCTTGGCCGGGGTTCTTTTGCTTGTATTCTTCGATGAGTCGCCAGATGGCGGCGTTGCGGGTGTCTGCGAAGTGGTGGGGGTGGATGTTGTCGAGGTCGATGAGGGCGTTTGGGTCGCCGCTGAGGGCGATGTTGAGGATGGTGGTTTCGGTGTTCATGTGTTGTGTGGGGTGTTGATGGGGGCCTGCCGGTGTGGCAGGCCCCGGGGTGGTTATGGTACGTCGTAGGTGGCGGAGAGCGGGATCATGACGATGGTCACTGTGATCCTATTGTCGTCTCCGACTTCGCCAAATTCTAACTTCGGCACTAGTGGATCATTCGGATTCATCTGCCACCGTCCTGGGGAGGTGGGAGGAGAGCCTTTGAATTGCTGCGTACTGGTTCTTGCTGAGTCCGGCGCCCATGAATACGTCTCGCAGGAAAGAGAGCTCGCCGATAGGGATTGCTACACAAGGACGCCAGGCGGCGATGTGCCCCAGGAGGTTGTCTTTATGGATGGAGTGTCCGATCTTGGGGCCGTCGATGAGGTAGTAGCCGGATTCTGGGTCTTCTGCGTCTACCAGCGTGGCGGTTGTGCCGCCGATGTTGACGCCTAGGTGTGATCCTTTGTCGATAAGGATGAGGGGTTCTGTGGGCCAGTCGCTCATTGTGGTTAGCTTTCTGTGATGTGGTAGGCGATGCGGATGGTGTCGATGAGGAGGCGGGTTAGTGCTTCTGTGCCCGCCTGGGTGTTGAAGGTTAAGGCGACGATGGAGAGTTGCGGGGTGTCCCCGCCGGTGATAGTGGGGAGTGTTGAGCGTGCGTTGAGCCCTTTCGCTACGGCTCGGGCGTCGATGAACACTTTCTGGGCGGAGATTGTTAGGTTGGTGGCGATGGCGTTGGAGAGGATGATGGTGGCGGCCGTGAGCTTGACGAGGCTGGTGAATGCGTTCTCCAGGGTTGCTGGGTTGATGCCGTCGCGTGTTGCGCTGGAGATTAGCTGGGCTGCTGCGGCGGGGTTGGTTTGGGTGTGGTCGTCTTCGATGAGGGAGAGCCATCTGTTGGGCCCGGCGGCGGCGAGGTGGATTTTTTGGCGTGGGGTGAGCACGGGTGTGTTCCTTTCGGTTGTGCTGATGGTTGGAGTGTAGGCGCCTTGTCTTGGGTTGTCAACCCCTGCCGGTGTGGCGGTCCAGGTACGCCTGCGACTCACCCCATCCGGGGTCGCCGGGGATCCCCATGCTGGGCTTCCAGAAGTTGACGTACGGGGCCGGGTCGATGCCGTGGTCGATGCAGGCGTACCAGAAGTCCTCCTTGGTGAGGGCCTTGCCGGTGGTGGGGTTGATGGCTGGTTCGGTCTGCCCCAGTGTGGGGGTGTCAAACTCATCTTCCCAGCTGCCAGCGCGAAGCCATGTGGCCGGGTAGGGGATGTACTGGGGTTCGGTGCCCTTCGCTTTCCATGCCGCCTTCTGGCGCTGGAGTCCTTGGAGGAGTTCTTCGGGGGTGACGCCGCGCTTCAGGGCTGCACGGTACGCCTTTTCGGCGTCGAGCTTCTTGACCTTCTTGGGGTAGTGGGGCCACCACTCTGTGAAGCCGTCCGCGGGCTTCTCGGCGGGCTTGGCAGACTCCTTGGGCGTGGGTGCGGGTGGGGTTGCTGTGGGGGCGTCAGAGGGCGCGGTGAGTGCCTCCTTGCGACTGTATCCGCGCTCCTTGTCCTCGCGGCGGCGCATGGCGGCGTCATCCCAGCCCTGCGTGCGCCATGGGTGCCAAATGTAGAGCGTGTTGATCTTCTCGCCGCCGCTGAATCGCTGAATGCGTGTGATTACTCCGAGCTCTTCGAGCATGTTGAGAGAGTTCTTCACGGCTGTTTTGCTGGCGCCAATGTCGGCGGCGAGTCCCTTGATGGAAGGCCAGGCACAGAGTTGGTCATCGTAGTCGGGGTGCACGTTGGCGCGGTTGGCGATGGCGATGGCCACGAGGCGCCCGTTGCCCTTGATGGTGGCGGGGAGGTTGAGGGCTTGCGTGATCGCGGCGAATGACATATGGTTCTCCTGTTCTCCTTTGGGGGCGCAGCCTACTAGTCGGGGCTGCGCCCCCGACACTTTCTAGATGCTGTATGAGCCGTTGATGAGGTCTTCCTGGCCCTTGCCTGTAATGAGTGTGGTCACTGCTTCGATGGTGTGTCCGGCGAGCGTGCGGATGGCTTGAACCTTGGGACGGACGAGGCCCTGCTCGATGCGACGCTGTGTCGGCTGGTTGCCGTTACGCCCGGTTCCCTTTGTGACCCAGTGATTCTCGCGTAGCCACTCGTAGAGGCGGTTGCGGCCAATGTCGATGCCGTGCGAGGCGAGGATGCGAGCTACGTCCTGAACAAGGAGGTCTCCGTCTCCTGCTGTTATGGCTTTGCCGAGGGTGGTGTGGGGCTTGTCGGCTTCGATCTGTGCTTCGGCCGCTTCTGCTCGTGCGGTGGCGGCTTCGATGGTCTTCTGTGCCTCAATGAGGGCGTAGGCCATGAGCTCGGGGCCAGTGAGCTGCTTGCTGGGGGCGGTCTCGGCTTCGCGGGTCCTGACGGCAAAGTATGTCTGGGCCGCAGCGACCTCTTCCTTGCGGGGGTCACCGTTCATGGCCACGAGGTAGCTGGCGAACCGGGAGAGGTGGTAGTCCTTCTGCGCAGGCCCCCGCTCACCAGAAACTTTGCCGGCGCCCGTAAAGTTTTCTTCGACGCTGACATTCTGCGCTTTTGCGGAGGCGATGGCTCGATCGATGGCGGTGTCGAACGCCTGCCACTTGTTGTAGCCAAGGAGGGGCATGAGGTCTCGTGCGGACCAGTACTCAGTGCCGTCTGGGCGGCTCTGCCGGATGGTGTCGAAGGGGGAGTCGGCGGGGGCAACGATGTCGGTCATGTTGGTCTCTCTTTCTGTAGGTGTGGATCGTTGTGCGAGTCAGCGTACCGGAAAGAGGCGACCCTCGCAAGGAGAGAGAATTAGAGCCTTGCGAGGGTCTACAACGATCACTTCTAGTGTACACCACCCCCTGGCTCGGTAGGTCGGATTCCGGCCTAGGGTAGGTCGGATTCCGGCCTAGGGTAGGTCGGATTCCGGCCATGAACCTATAAAGGAACCTATAAGAGAAACACTCTCTACGCGCATGCGCGCGCGTGTGAGGCTCCGCTTCGCTCCGACCGTCGGACCGTTGGTCCTTGGTCGTCGCCCTGGCCTTCGGCCTAGTTGGTCCACGAGGGCATGGAGGAAGAGATGGTTCGTTGGCTAGTTGCGTACCTGGCTCTTGTTGATCCCTGGTCGCCTGATCATGTTGGAGCGTTCAGAGTCTTCCTCGTTGTCCTTGCCCCTCCTTGCTGTACCGAGACGGAACGTGACTCCTTCTCCTTCCTTGCCGTGATGCCAGGTAGGGGGTTGGGTTGTGGTTGAGTTGAGTTGATCGTCTCTAGTTGGTTGACGCTCACCAAGAGTGCTCTGCGGCGGCTGCGGGCCGGCGGCGGGGGCGCTCGCGGCCCGGGAAGGCCTCTGGGGGGCTCTCTGGCGGCCTAACGGGGGTGGGTGTGGGTGCTGGCCTACCTGGGGTCATGAAAGGCGCTCAGATTGGCTTACACGGCCTCGGGGGTGAGCTGTCTGGGTTTTCCGGAGGGTTGACTGTCGTACGTGAGCGTGGCTATGCTGGTCGTGCTGATAGGGGCCCGCCTTGATGGGGCACGATTGAGTTTCCTTTCCTCTCGTGTATGCCAAGGCGGGCCCCGCCCTTTGCCCTAAAGGCTCTGGCGTGGTAGACTGTGCTGGTCAGCCAGTGAAAGGACGCCTAATGAAGATCGACTGGGAGAACACCCCCCAGTACTGCGAGGTCTGCGACCATCAGATGCGCGCACCCCGAACGTCACTAGCCGACCACCCGGGCACTCGCGCCTACGGGGGGAGGGGGATCTGTAACTCCTGCTACCGGCGTAAGCGTCGTGGACAGGCCGGTGCGGCCAAGACGTACATGGACTGGAGTGAGGTGCACTACTGCTCGCGCTGCGGTGTTCGCATGCGCCCCCCGCGCACCGGCATCAGCGAGTTCCCTGAGACCCGCCTGTACTCCGGTAACGGGGTGTGTGCCTTGTGTGCTAAGGGTAGCCGCAAGGTCGGCCCTACTGTTGCTGAGCTCGCGGCCCAGGGACATCCTTGTATCGAGCCCTGCCCCCTCCCCTCGAATAAGCGCTCCAGCATTTGGTGAAAGGACACCCCGTGCTTTATCTTCTCATCTACGGCGACAAGAGCAACCCTGACGTTGACGTGATCCTCTGTGACAGCCACCCTGAACGCACCGATGAGGGGACGTGGGTGTTCAAGAATAAGGGGCAGCCGGACTTCTACGTGTACCCGGGCGACTACCTGTCGATCCATCACGCCTACTTCGGGGGCAAGGCGGCCAAGCCGGCCTTCTTCTTCGACATCCGTGAAGGATCCCCGAACAGTGAGGGTGTGTCGATGGTTTACCCGGGCGATGTGCGGTGAACATGGATGATCTCAGTGAGGTTCATGTGCGGATGCTTGTCGCATCCCTCGACTGTGCGGTTGATGAGCTCCGGGATGCGCTCGATTCGGCGCACCAGGTTGGCGCGTACGATGTGCCACATCATCGCCGTAACGCTGATCAGGATGACGCCGTCATCCGGGTTAGTGAGGCGCAGGAGGGTGTCGAGGAGTACCTGGAGCTTGTGTTCACTGACCGGTATGACATGGATGTGCATGTGACATTGGAGGTTGTGTCGTGAGCGCTGATTCTTTTATCTCGAGCGTAGGCAGGCTTCGTGGAGTGTGCGAGCGCCTTAAGGAGGCTTGGGTGGACCTCCAGGGGCTTGAAGGCCTCGAGGATGGTGATCCGTTCCTTGAGCGGGCGTGGGATGAGTATGTCACTGCGCGCGCTGACGCTGAGAGTGCTTTTACTGACCTCACGCACGAGCTGGCGGGGGTCTATGTGCTGGCCCGCATTGAGGGTGTGAGCGTCGATGTCTTGGGGTAAGCAGTCGCGGCGCCGTAAGGAGCTCCCTAAGGACTGGGACAAGATCCGGCGAGTGGTCCTGAGGCGGGATGGTGGCCTGTGTGTTTTCTGCGGTAACCCGGCGAATCAGGTGGACCACATTATCCCTGATGGTCCGCATGTGCCGGACAATCTTAGGGCGTTGTGCCAGCACTGCCATATGGTGCGCACGCAGCAGCAGTCGGTAGAAGCCAGGAAGCGTCGCTATAATCGAGGCAATAAGGCTCGAGGCCCTAGGCCGAAGAGTAAGCACCCCGGATACCTTTAGGAGAGTCGACGATGGGAGTGAAGGGACCGATCCCGAAGCGCAGCACTGAGGGGCACCGCACTACGCAGGCTAGGAAGCTTGATGGTGGCGTGGAGCCCGTTAACGTGGTTGCTGAGCAGGTGAAGCCGCCCAAGCCGGATCCTGGCTGGCACCCCATCGCGAAGAAGCTGTGGAATGCTGTGGAGAAGTCGACGTTCACGCGCTACTACGAGCCGTCGGACTGGATTGTTCTCTACTCCGCCTGTGATGACTTGTCGAATTACAAGATGCAGGATCGGCGTTCTCCTACGATGCTGGCTGCCGTCAACACGATGCTCACCAGCCTCCTCCTTACTGAGGGCGATCGGCGCAGGGTTCAGATCGAGATCAACCGTGTCGATGAGTCTGAGGCTGAGTCGGCCGGCGTGGTCGCGTTGCAGGCGTGGACGAAGGCGCGGGCAGCGAAGTGACCGGCGCGCTCCCCGCACCCCGGGAGCGAACCGACACGCTCCCCCTCGAGCTGCCGGAGAGGACGCTCGGCTACCATGCTGCGGCGTGGATGATGGATAACCTGATTCAGCCTAATGGGCCGAAGGCGGGGCAGCCGTTCATTCCGACTGATAGGCAGATCGAGTTCCTGGCTCATTTCTACGCCCTGAATCATAAGGGTGGCTTTGTGTATAGGCAGGGAATTAGAAGATTAGGCAAGGGGTCAGGGAAAGCTATAAGCTTGCTCACACCCATCCTTACTCCTGATGGATGGCGCCAGTTCGGAGACCTCGCTGTTGGAGATCGCGTGTTCCATCCGTCTGGCAAGCCCACCATGGTAACTCAGGTGCACCCAATCGATCAGTGGGACACCTGGGAAGTGGAGCTCTCCGACGGTACTGTCCTGACTGTCTCAGGAGAGCACTTGTTCACCGTCGAGGAATTCGTCGGCTCCCGTAAGCGCAAGCTACGCACCCTCGATGTGCGCACCATGGCCCGCGAGGGGGAGTTCAATCTCCGCCTTCCTGACGTCAACAAGGAAGAGCTACGAGCAAACGGTGTACCCGAAGACACGTTGGCGTCTTTTCAGAATGGTCGAACCATTGTTGGGGTGAGACAGGTGCCCCCGGTGGATGCCCGCTGCATCACTGTGGCGGCTGAGGATGGCTTGTATCTGGTTGGGGAGACGATGGTGGTGACCCATAACTCCCCTTTCGCTGCTGCCTTGTGTCTGTTTGAGCTTCTTGGCTCTTGCCGGTTTGACCATTTTGACCGGCACGCCCCATTCGGTGTGGTGGCTAAGGGAATGAGTATGCCGCTAGTGCAGATCGTGGCTTGCAGTGAGGCGCAAACTCAAAACACGATCAGAATGGTTCGGGCATTCTGCCAGAAAAAGGGTTCGCTGGCTCGAAAATATGATCTTGAGGTGGCGAAGACGTTCATTGAGACACCTGGTGGGGGGAAGCTTCAGCAGATGACGTCTTCCGCGTCCTCCATGGAGGGTGGTGAGGTGTCCTTCGTTGTGGGTGATGAGCTCGAACACTGGGTGCCCGCCCAGGGTGGTCCGGCCATGTTGCAGACGATTCAGCAGAACGCGGCGAAGATGGGTGGCCGGTTCATGGGTACCTGTAACGCGTGGGTTCCGGGTGAGCAGTCGTCTGCGGAGGCGGTCTTTGAGGCGTGGTGCGATCAGGAGGATGGCCTCACTAGGGGTAAGACGAAGATCCTCTACGACGCCCGTATCGCTCCCCCGAACACGGTTTTGACGGATGAGCCAGAAGAGGGGCAGGTCGGGCTCTCTGAGGCCCTCGAGTACGTGTATGAGGACTGTCCGTGGGTGAATCTGGAGTCGATTAAGGAGCAGATCTGGTCTCCGGAGTACCCGGAATCTCGGTCGATCAGGTTCTTCCTGAACAGGCCGAACGCGGCGGAGGCGTCGTGGGTCACGTTGGAGGAGTGGACTCAGCTCCGTAAGCCGGACCGGAAGGTGGAGCCTGGGGAGAAGATCGTCATGTTCTTCGACGGCTCCAAGTCGAATGACCACACGGCACTAGTGGGTTGCTGTATGGAGGACGGGCACATCTTCAAGATCGGCCACTGGAAGCCGGAGAAGCCCCTTGGCGTGGTGAATGTGGCTGCCGTGGATGCGGGGGTCAGGCGGGCGTTCGACACGTATGACGTGGTGGCGTTCTGGGCTGACGTCCGGGAGTGGGAGTCGTTTACGCGCACGGCCTGGCCTGAGGACTTCGGTGATCGGCTGATCGTCCCTGCTGTGCGTGGGGGCATGTCTGCGTCCCCGATCGCATGGGATATGCGCTCTCACGCCTACCAGTTCGCTGAGGCGGCGGAGACGGCGTTCACGGAGATCCAGCAGCAGGCGTTCACTCACGATGGGGACTCTGCCTTGGGTGAGCACGTGTCTAACTGTCGCGTGAATGAGTTCAAGGGGCGCTGGTCGGTGAAGAAGGAGTCCCCGAAGTCTTCTAAGAAGATCGATCTGGCTGTGTGCATGATCGGCGCTAGAATGTTGTATAGGTACGTCAAGAGCAGCAAGGAGTGGGCCGATATGAATAAGCCGGTTGGTGCGTGGACGGTGATCGTGTGAGCTTTGAGAAGATGCTCGCCAGTTTCGAGGGGGGCGCTTATCGTCCGGAGTCGTTCGAGACGTACTATGAGCAGAGTGAGCGCCTGGATGCCTTGGGTATCAGTATTCCGCCTGAGGCGCGGGTGCTGGAGATGCAGGCGCCGTTCGCGAAGATGGCTATTGACGTCCTGACTGAGGTCCTGATCCCGGCTGGGTTCATCATCGCGGATGATGGGCGTAAGGATCTGGTGCGTGACCTGCGTGTTGTGTGGCAGGCCAATGACATGGATTCTCAGTTCAATCTGGCTGTGGCTGAGGCGCTTGCTGCCGGCTCCGTGTTCTGGGTGCTGTCTCCTGCGGATGAGGATCATGAGCATCCGTCTGTTCGGGCGCTGGATTCGCGTCACGCTGGTGTCCGTATCGACCACTTCGGGAACGTGATCGAGGGTGTCGCTGTCTACCGTTCGGGTGATGGTGTGAAGTGCGCCTCGTACTACACGCCTGAGGGTATGACCGCCTATAGGCAGGTAGGTACCCGGTGGGTGTCCGACTGGTCGACCAAGGATCCGTGGGGTGCGTCGATCGTGCCCATGTTCAACCGGGCTAGGCTTCGTGACCGGTACGGCCGGTCTGACCTGAAGGAGCTGAAGACGGTCATTGACGCGGCCTCTAGGACTCTCACGAACCTTCAGATGGGGCAGGAGGTTGCCGCTTTCCCGCTGAGGTTCCTTATTGGTGACGGCGCTGACCGGATGCTGGCCGGGCAGCAGGCGGCTGCCGCGATGAATGGGCAGTTCGGTGGCAACCGCATGGAGAACTATGCTGGCGCGCTTCTGGCTGCCCCCACTGGGGCTGATGTGAAGCAGCTGACGGGTGCGTCCTTGGATACGTTCACGAACACGTACCGCACTTACGCGTTGCAGATCTCAGCCATGACGGGTATTCCGCCGTCAATGATGGGTGTGGCTGCCGACAATAACCCGACATCTGCTGAGGCTTTGCGTGTGGCGAAGGATCGTCTTATCGCTCGCGCTGAGAACAAGCAGCGCCAGTTCAGTGATGCTCTTGAGCGTATCGCCCGCATTATCGCGGTCATGAACGGGGAGTCACCTGAGGGGTTGGAGACTCTTGAGGTGATGTGGGCTGATGCGGCCGCGCCGTCGGCGAGCGCCCAGATGGCTACCGCCATGCAGGCTGAGGCTCAGGGGGTTATTGGCGCTGAGACTGCACGGGACTTCATGCACCTGTCTCCGGAGCAGATGGAGCGCGAGAATCGTCGCCAGAACGATCTGGACTCGATGGCGGGCCAGATCCTTCCCGTCGGCCCCCAGGAGGAGGATGAGGAGGATCCTGAGGACGACGGCGAGGATGAGGCCCCTGCTGATGACAAGGGTGAGGCTAAGAAGTGACCCTTGCGCTCTTCAGGGCCCTCCTAGCCACTATTGCCCGCACCTTCCAGAGGCGTCTGGATGACGCCACCGCCCCTTTGCAGGGGAAGCCGGTGACGCTCTCGGAGAGGGAGCTGGGTGAGGCGATCACTCCTCTTGTGTGGACCGCAAGGCGGCAGGCGTGGGCGGCTACGGCCTTGTTCCTGCGTGGGCAGGCTAGGGCGCATGGCGCTAGTGAGGCGTGGATCCCCCCGCAGCCGGGCTACAGTCCCGACTCGGTGCGCTACGCGATTAGGTCCGCCAAGGCCCGCACGGGCAAGCCTGAAGCATTCAAGGCTCTGCAGGGTGAGCTCACTAGTCACGTGTATGCGGCGTCCCGCAGGACCATCAACGATGCCGTAGAGGACGCCCCTGACGTCGCTGAACTCCTTGACGACCTCGAGCGGATCGCCGATGACCTCGATTCCTTCTCTAAGGAGGAGGCCGAGCAGATTGAGCGGGAAGTCAAGAAGCATGAGCGGAAGCGCCGCCCTCGGAGGAACTGGGTTGACGTATTCGATGAGGTCGCGGACCGCGTCGACAAGGCCATCAAAGAACTCGAGTCCGAGGGGATGCTGACTCAGAAGTATAGGGGCTCGGAGGCGCTGAAGGATCTCCCGGATAAGTACCGCCGCTCAAAGGACGGGACACTGATCGCCAGGCCTTTTGCGTGGGCGCGGGTTGTTACCCCCTCGAAGAATGGGCCGTGCGGCTTCTGCGCAATGCTCGCCTCTCGTGGCCCCGTCTATAAGACATCCAAAACAGCTGGCGTTGGTGTCAACAGATTCCATAACCACTGTCGATGTGTGTGTGTCCCCGTTTACACGTCCAGGGCGTGGCCAGGTAAGGACAAGCACGCTAGATTCGAACAACTGTACAATGAGGTAGTGAAGGCCCATGACCTTCATGGGCGCGAGGCGCTGCGGGCAATGAACCGCCGCCTCTACCAGGAGCAAAGGAGAAGGAATGGCTGACACCCCCACTGAGTCATCCGATGAGGCTGACACCACTGTCGAGGAGGCCACCCCCGCACCGGAGCCCCAGGGTGATGGTGGCACGGAGGTCGCCAAGCCTGAGGGGTCTGAGGCTGCACCTGAGGAGCCTGAGAGCGTCCCCGAGGAGCCCGGCAACCCCAGTGAGCTCGACGCCCTGAAAGAGCGCCTAGGGGCCCTTGAGGCGGTGCTCGCCAACAAGGATGAGGAGATCAAGGCCCTGCGTGATACCGCGGCTAAGGACTCCCTGATCCGTGACGCGGGCCTGCCCTCGAAGTACGCCCAGTTCCTGCACGGAGACGAGTCCGGATGGGGAGACCAGGTGTCCACCCTCCTCGAGCTCGCCAGTAAGACCCCTGCGCGCCCCCGCGACCCTGCGGTAGACGCCCAGGTCGGCTCCGACTCGGAGGACCGCGAGACCGCCATCCTCCGCATGTTCGGGCTTGCCGAGTAACCCCTGCCTGACAGGGGCAACATCTAGAACAACTCTGCCGGTCAGGCAGGAAGGAGACGCGAATGGCGGACAACGCTGCCAAGGTCGCAACCATTGCAAAGCTTACCGCCGGCGGTAACGCCGAAGGATTCCCGAAGGAGGTGCTTGCCCCCATCTGGAAGCGGGCTTTCGCTGGCTCCGTCGTCCAGAAGGTCGCTGGCACTGTCCCTGTTTCTCTGGCCGGTAACGCGGTCAGTGTGCCGGTCGGCCAGCCGGTCGCTGGTATCGTTGAGGAGAGTGCTGACAAGCCTGTTGTTGACCTGTCAGTCGGCAACAAGGTGTTCAAGCCGGTCAAGACTGCCGCGATCGTGTCGATCTCTAAGGAGGCGCTCATGGCTAACCCCCTGAACGCCTTCGATGACCTGGAGTTGCGGCTGGGTGAGGCTATCGCCCGCTCGATCGACACCGCCGTCATTCACGGCAAGGACGCCCTCACCGGCAATGTGCTGGCGGGTAAGGAGTCCCTGGCCTCGACCACTAACGTGGTGGAGCTGGACCCCGCCAAGTTCGACACCACCGGCTACCTGGGCAAGCAGCTCGCTGCCGCCTACGACAAGGTCGTGAACGCGGACGATGAGGCCGACTACGACTTCAACGAGTTCCTCCTGTCGCCCAGGTTCCGGTCCATCATCATGGGCGCCTCGGACGGCTTCGGCCGCCCACTCTACCAGGCATCCCCGAACCTGGCTGACGAGTTCACCAGCGTCCTGGGCATCCCCGCCGTCTACAGCAGGGCTGTTAACGGCCGCGGCAAGGTGTCTGAGCCGAACCTGCTGGGCTTCGGTGGCGACCTGAAGGAGAACCTGCGCCTCGGCTTCGTTGAGGGCCTCACCTGGGCGACCGCCGACCAGTACGCCGCCGGCATGGACCTGTTCGGCACGAACCGTATCGCGATTCGTGTTGAGGCTATCTTCGGCTGGGTCCTGCGTGACCCGAAGGCATTCGTGAAGATCACGAAGAAGGCCGGCTGATGAGTCCGCGGGGTGGGGGTTCCGTAATGCTCTCGCCCCGCGGGTGACACCTAGGGAGGAGGAGAAGTGACCGTAGCGGAGAGACTCGACGTCGAACGCACACTCATGCGCGACCTCGAGGATGATGAGGCAAGGTGGGTGGATGCCCTCCTTGAGCGAGCTGAGGCTCTTATCCTCCTCCGCATGCCTGACGCCGTTAATCGCTGCCGCGTCGACTACCCGTTCCGTGTGGCTCTCATCATGGTGGAGTGTGAGGCTGTTGCGCGAGTGCTGCGGGCGCCAGGCGGCGGGCTCTACAAGTATGAGACTGAGGGCACCTACACCTACTCGGTGAATCAGGCTGTGGCTTCCGGCCTGCTGGAGATCACGCAGCGGGACTGGCAGGCTCTCGAGGGCGGCGCCGGCGGATGGGGTAGCGCGGCCCCGGTCCTGGACGGGTATGCCCAGAACCGGCGCGGCGGGGAGTGGTCTCCAGATGTGCCAAAGAGATTCCTAATGTCTTTCCGGCGGGCTTCGGTCCCTGACAAGCCTGCCGCCCCTGAGCTGGGGTTGCAGCGGTGGGAGGGGTGGCGTACCACATGGTGACCTTCCGTCCTCGCCGCGGCCGCTACCTGGAGAACGGGCCTCACGCCGTGGAGGTCACTGTCGCGATTGTGTCTGAGGGGCGCACCGGGCGCCGCTACACGCCCGGTGAGACGTTCTATGTCGATAAGGTTTTAGTGCAGCCCTCCGCGGGTAACGCGTCGAAGGCTACGGAGAACCGTACCATCCGCGGAGATCTTACCGATGAGACTACCCTGAATATTATGGGGACTGGCCGGAAGTGGCCGGGCGGTCCACACTCGTGGGTGAAGATCATCAAGGGGCCACCATCGTTGGAGGGGAAGACTTTCCAGCAGGCTGGCGAGCCGCTTACCTATGACGCCTCACCGATGACGCGCCATTTCAGTGTCCGCTGCGACACCCTGGGGACGGTGGCGAAGTGATCCACGCCTACGACAATAAGCGCATCCATGAGGATATTGCGGAGGTTGTTGCCCGCCAGCCGGAGTTTGCTGCGGCTGCGGCGAAGGTGTTTGCTGAGGTGAAGGCTGCCGCTTCTGCGCACGTCGACTCCGGCGAGCTTTTTGCCTCATACGGCATGGAGCAGGGGAAGGTGGACTACACGATCGCCCCGTCCACCGACCATGATGCGGCCGTAGAGTTCGGTCACTACGTGTATCAGGATCGCCAGGGGCGGCGCACTGGGCGGGAGGGCGCGCGGTATCGCACATGGGTTCCTGGCCTCAACATCCTTCGTGGGGTAGTCCGCGACAATGGGGGATTCTAGTGGCCTACGTTAATCCTCTCCCGTTCATTTACCGGTACATGAAGGACGCTGCCGCCCATGGTGTGGGCGAGTGGCCTATCCTCGAGAAGATCGTTTGGCGCACCCACGGTGACGTGGATGACCCAATGAATGAGCTTGTGTGCCGAGTGCAGATGACTATTGCGCGTACGCACCCGTCTGGGCCCAGGTTTGCGGCCACCCAGATTCGTGCGCGACTCTATATGACCGGCCCGGACGGGGATGAAGTTTCTGATGCTTCCGATGCCCTGGTTCAGGCTGTAGATAAGGCTTGGAGGGACGGTATGATTACCTCTGAGGGCTGGGCGACTTACCTGGAGTGGACTCAGCTTCCCACACCGGAAACGGATATGGGGACCACGGCAGACTACATCAACATGGTTTCGTCCCTTCAGGTGACGGCCAGGAAGGGGGCCTGATGGCTAACCTCGGAAACAGTAAGATTCAGATCGCGGGTAAGGGGCACGTCTACATTGGTAACGTGGACACTGTCGCCCCGAACCTGTGGGGATACACTTTTGGCGACGGCACCACGCTCGAGACCGCTGGGTGGACGTGGCTCGGTGACACCTCGAGCGAGAACCTGATTGAGGTGGAGACCGACGGCGGCGACACCTCCACGAAGCGAACCTGGGATCGTCAGGGCGTCCGCTCCACCCGTGAGGACGTCACCAACAAGGTGACCATCAACGCCGTCAACCTCGGTGAGGATGTCATGCGCGTGGCCTTCCCGGGCTCCACCTATGACGCAGAGAAGGGCGGCTGGGATGTCGAGCTGGACAACTCCAGTGAGCGCGCCGTCCTTATCGTCATCGAGGATGGCCTGCTCGTGTCGGGCATGCTGTTCCGCCGCGTGTCCCTGGCCGGTAACCTGCCGTCCCTTTCGCTGGACAACTTCAGCGAGGTGAAGATCTCCGGGACCCTGCTGTCTCCCCCGTCGGGTAAGACTCGCGTCCAGATGCTCGAGCCGCGCACCGTCACCGGTGTTGGCACGGCGAAGCCGACCATCACGACCCTGGCCCCCGCCACTGGCGCGGTTGGCGCGAAGGTCACCATCACCGGAACCAACTTCAACGGTGTCCGCGAGGTGAAGTTCGGCGACAAGGTGGCAACCTTCGAGAAGGGCTCCGCCACCCAGATCACCACCTACGTGCCGCGTGGCGCTACTGGCTCGGTCAACGTGGTGGTCACCAACAACATCGGTGCTTCCGAAGGGAAGCAGTTCACTGTCAACTGATGATCTCCGTCCGGCCGCCATGTAGGGGTGTGTGGTGGCCGGACGGCAACACCCCATTGCGCCCCAACAGAAGGAGAAGGCAATGGCCTCCACCAAGAATGAAGTCCCCGACTTTGAGACCCTCGAGGGGCACGAGATCTTCAAGCCCGTCGACACGCTCCGCCCGTCCCAGCGGCTCCGCCTCACCGCGAAGGTGCTGCCCATGGTTGACGACTCGGATGAGTTCACTGACGAGAACATGGCTGTTCTGGCCGACATGACCGAGTTCCTTGAGGACAACGGCTACATCGCTGACCTGGATGCGTGGACTCGCTTCTTCAGCACTCACGGCATCGAGGGAGCTATCACTCTGGCTACCGCTTACGCGGGGGAAGCCACAGGCGCCAAGCAGTAGATGACTACTTCCGGGACAACCCTGATGCTGCCGCGGACTTCTGGGCGCTTTACCGCATCGACGTCTACGGCAGCTACAGGGTTCGTCTCGTGGAGGCACTGCTTGAGCGCCTTTCTTATGAGCCTTGGTCGCTGTACCGGGCGAAGCAGCTGGGTGGGCCGCAGTGGTTCGGCTACTCCGCTGACTCGGAGAGGCTGAATGCCTTGCTTGACGGTCAGCGTCTTCAGACGAAGGCCGCTAGTGGCCGGGGGAGGGCGTACCTGAAGGACTCTGAGATGGCTCCCAGGCCAGGGACTGTTAAGGCGAGTGCGGTAGTATCGAGTAAGGATACCGCTGCGATGGCGGCCCTGTTTGGGGCCCTAGGTTGAGAGGTTAGGGGATGGCCGGTAAGGGTATTGTTGGTAAGCTCGGAGTCAAGGTCGTCCCCGACCTCTCTAAGTTCGCTGATGAGCTGAAGAAGAAGCTCCGTCGCATTCAGAAGCAGGTTGGTGACCTCGATGTTGAGGTTAATGCTGAGGTTGATGTTGATGAGGAGTCGCTCAAGAAGGCGCAGGAGAAGGTGCGCCGCAGCGACTCCAAGATGCCGGTCGAGCCTGACCTCGATACTGGGTCGCTCACGAAGCTGAAGGCGAAGCTGCGTGACCTGAAGGCTGAGCTCAAGGTTAACCCGAACCTGTCTGAGCAGGACAAGAAGCGGATTGAGCAGAAGCTCGATGATATTCGCACCAATGTTCACCTGAATACGGACAAGACGGACCTGGCGAAGCTGTCCCGTGAGGTGAAGGGGGCGGCTGGGGATATTAAGGCCCAGCTGACGCTTAATAAGCGGTCGGTGGCTGATATTGAGCAGAAGATCAGGTCCTTGAAGGCGCAGATCAATGCTTCTCCGAAGCTCGACAAGGCCGCGAAGGCTGAGGTCGAGAGAGATATCAGCAAGCTCCGGTCGATTGTTGACGTGCATGCTCACTTGTCTGAGGAGCAGAAGAAGAAGATCAAGCATGAGCTGAATAAGCTTGACGGTAAGGCCACTGTTAATGCTGACCTCGATGACGGTAAGGCTAGGTTTGACCTGAAGCGCCTCACTCGCTCCAGGTGGGTGGATATTAATGTGCGCCTCGGGAAGGCTTCCGTGGCTCGCGTGGCCGCCCAGCTCAAGGCCCTTGCTGGGGGGAACGTCTTCGAGTCGATCGGCCGTAACCTGAATGACTTTCTGCGCAACCTGGATACTGCGTCCGTGAAGATCGGTACTGTCGCTACCCTGATTGGTGGTGCCGTGTCCGTGCTGGGTGCGGGGATGGGTGTCCTGTCCTCCGTGGGCGTGGGGATAGCGAAGGCTACGCCGGCCCTGCTGGCCCTTCCTGGCATCTTTGGTGGCGCCGCGGCGGGCGCTGGCGTCCTGATCGCCGCACTGAAGGACGCGAAGACCGTCCTGGGGGACCTGAGTCCCGCGTTTGAGGGGTTGCAGAAGCAGATCTCATCCTCATACTGGGCACAGGCGGCGCAGCCGATCAGGGATTTCGCTAACACTGCGATCAGTGAGCTCTCTCCGGCCCTGTCTGCGGTGGCGACTCACTTGGGGTCGATGACGGCGGCGATCGCGACTGCGGCGAGTGGGCACCTGCCTGGCTTCCAGCAGTCCCTGACCTACCTTTCTCAGGCTCTGAGCCTGGGCTCTACCGGGGCGGCCGCTTTCACTAACGGCCTCCTCACGATGGGTGAGGTTGGCGCTAAGTATCTGCCGAATATTGCCCAGTGGGCTAATGATCTTGCGCTCTCGTTTGAGAAGTGGGCCATTAAGTCTGCCGAGTCTGGGAAGATGGACGAGTCTATCCGGGCTGCGGCGAAGGCGTTTGGCACCCTGAAGGATATTACGGTCGACCTGGGTGGAATTATTGCGGGCCTGTTTAAGGCGATGGCGAATGGGTCTGCGCCGATCGACTCTATCGCTACGGCCCTGGACAGGGCTAATGCTGCGGTCAATGGCCCCTTGTTTCAGTCAACCTTGACGTCCCTGTTCTCGTCGATGTCTGTGGCGGCAGGGAAGGCTTTTGAGGGTGTGGGCGCCCTGGGTGGCGCGTTCGTGTCCCTGGAGCCGACCCTGGCTAAGGTTCTCCCCCTGATTGGGGAGACGCTGAAGACTGCCCTTGAGGGCATTGCTACAGCCTTGGAGAATCCGGCCTTCCAGGATGGGCTGGTGCAGTTCTTCTCAGGCCTGCTGACGGCTGTTCAGGCTCTCGCTCCGGCTATGCCTGCACTGGGTGAGGCGTTCGGGGCGATCGCTACCGTGGCCGGCACCCTGCTGGCGGCTATCGCGCCTCTGGTGGCTCAGCTGGTGGAACAGCTGGCCCCGATATTGCAGCAGCTGGTTCCGATCATTACGCCGATTATCGAGCAGCTGGCTGCTGCGCTGATGCCAACGATCCAGGCTCTTGGGCCGGTGCTGGCGGAACTCTTTGCCGTGCTCGGCCCGATCGTGGCTGACATGCTGACACAGATCCTCCCCCTGCTGGTGCCGATCGTCCAGCAGCTCGCTGACGCACTCATCCCCGCGATCCAGCTGGTTGGGGCCACGATGCAGGCCATGACCCCGTACATCGTGGCGACCTGGCAGATCATCACCACGATCATCTCCGGGGCGATCAACACTATCAAGGGCATCATCAACATCGCCCTCGGCCTGATCTCCGGTGACTGGTCTAAGGTGTGGACTGGGATCAGTCAGGTCGCCAGTGTCATCTGGAATGCGATCAAGTTCGCTTTCCAGGCATTCGGCGCCACTCTCGGTGGCCTGGCCACCGCGGCCTGGACCTACATCTGGACCACGATCGCCAGCTTCTGCAAGAGCATCCTGAGCACAATCACAGGGTGGATCAACAATGCCCGGAACTTCATCTCCAACGGGTGGAACTATCTCAAGAGCCTCACCCAGGCGGCGTGGTCGGCCCTCGTGTCGACCATCCGCAACTGGATCAACAACGCGGTCAACTTTGTGAGGAACTTCCCCAGCTCGGTCAAGAACGTCTTCTCCAACGCCGGGTCCTGGCTCATTAGCGCGGGTAAGAACGTGATCCAGGGCTTCATTAACGGCCTGAAGTCCATGTATGGGTCGGTGAAATCTTCGCTGGGTGGTCTCACTAACAGGCTGACGTCCTGGAAGGGCCCCGCCGCTGTGGACCGGGTGATCCTTAAGGGCGCGGGCCAGATGGTGATGCAGGGGTTCATTAACGGCCTCGAGTCGCAGTACTCGGCGGTCAGGGACTCGCTTGAGAGCTTCACCGACACCCTGAGCAGGGATGTGGCGCCGGAGATCTCGGCTACCGTGTCGGGGAACTATGAGAAGTCGGTGAAGCGCCAGTTCGGTAACATGGATCTCGAGGCGCCCGAGCGGGGTGGCCGCGTATCGGGCGGCACCACGGTCAACATCACCAACAACTATCCGCAGGCTCAGCGGGACTCGAAGACCCGTGATGACGTCGCGGACGCTATCCGCCTGGCCGCAAGCATCTAGGATTAGGGTATGAGCAGTGAGTATCACCTGAATGGGGTAGACCTGGATCGGCCGGGGAAGTGGAGGGTCATGCAGGGCACTCTCCTGCCGGCCGTGCCGGAGCCGCGCCTGACGTCCACCGAGGTGCCCTCCCGGAGTGGCGTCATTGATGGGGCGGCCACGAGGTTCGGCACGTTCAAGGTGACTGTCGCACTGATGGTCGAGGGGGAGGATAGGGCTTCCCTGGATGCGAACTGGCAGGCTCTCATGGCCCGCCTGCGGCTCTCTGGGGCCCTGGGTGTACTCCAGCACCGCCCGGCTGGCGCTAACCCCAGGGAGGCCCGCGTACGGCTCGTGAGCATAGCCCAGCCAACGTGGAGGTACGGGGAGTGGGCGATCGACACGACAGTCATATTCGAGGCTGTCGACGGGGTGTGGCGCGACGTGACCCCGGTGGAGGTGACGCTCCCTAACCTCGACGGCCTAGCGGGCGGGTCAGCCCCGATCACTGACGCCCTGCTGAAGCTCGCTCCTACCGCGAACACGTGCACCATCAAGGATGTTGCCTCTGGGACGTCACTCACGTGGCGCGGCACCATGGAGGGCGGCCAGAGACTCCTCATTGACGTGGCCCGCTATGACGCTTGGAGGCAGGTGTCCGAGCGGTGGGATCCTGTTCCGGGGGTCCCTAGCAGGGCGGCGGAGATCAGCATGTCCCCTGAGGGGTTTCAGCTCACCCCCAACAGTGAAGGCAAGATCGTCTTGCAGGTCACCGGTACGGCTGGCTCGATCCGGGCGAGGAGGGCTTACTGATGCAGCGCACCTACTTTCCCGGCATGCAGCTCCGTGCGGTCGCCTATGCTGTCCAGGGTGACCGTATCGGGGTTGTCCCGGACATCCTGGAGATGACTGTCACCACCCCCCGTGGTGAGGCACCCACCTTGTCCCTGTCGTACGCTCCTGGCCCTAACGCGGTCCGTGGCAGTGTCCTGGAGGGTGAGGTTGAGGTTGCTGTTGAGGCTACCTTCGACGGTGACACGTGGGAGGAGCTGCCCGACGCCCGGTTCGTCACCCAGAAGACCGAGCATAACCTCGTCAATGACGGCACGGACTCCCGTAAGGTTGAGGCCATTCATGTCAGTGACTACATGAAGGAGGCGCTGGTCTGGTCCGTCCCCGAGGCGGCGAAGGACAAGGAAGGTAAGTTCAAGTTCCTGTCCAAGAACGCTGGTGAGATCATCGGCACGGTTTGGCAGGCGGCCGCCAAGCGTGGGTGGGGTAAGGGCCTCACTCTGGACGCCACCACTACGACCGACTCCGCCAACCAGCGGTGGGCGAAAGTCGTCACCCTCTACTTCGACCCGTCTATCAGCATCCTTCAGATCGTGGACTCTCTCCGGAACCTGGGGATGATCGATACGGTGTGGCAGGGCCGCACCCTGAAGATCTATAACGCTGACACGACACAGGCCAGGGATCTCACGGCCTCCAGGAGGTGGCCTCTAGCTACCACCCTCACTGGGGCCCCGGAGGCGGCGACCTGGGCTGACATGTGCACCGACGTCCTGGTGAAGGGCGAATCCGGTAGGACGTGGCTCATCCACAATGACACCGCCCCGAAGTCTATGCGGCGCGTAGAGAAGGTCGTGGAGGCGGGCGGCGTTGAGCTCGAGGCCACCGCGAGACTGGTGGCGGAAGCCACCCTGAAGTCCGGGGCCCATGTCAGGGAGGAGATCAAGCGCGAGTGGGCGGCGCCTGACGTGCACCTGCTTCCGTGGCAGGACTACCGCCTGGGTGACTGGATGATGGTTGAGCGGCAGGGCGGCATGGAGCGCCTTCAGGTCGCACAGATCAGCGTCACCCAGAAGGAGCAGATGGTTTCCGGGCACACCACGTTCGGGACGGTCCTGGATAGCCTCCTGGGGCGGCTCACGAAGCGCACGAAGGGTATCGTGGGGCTCGCTACCACGAGCGGTAGCGGGGTGCGCCCGAATCCTCCCGTGTCGAAGAACTGGCCCGTTCCTCCCCAGGGGCTGACGGGGTCCACTAGGGCTGTGGTCGGCCAGGATGGGTGGCCTACCGCGGTCGTGGAGCTCCAGTGGGGGAAGGTGGATGCTGACGCCCTGGGGACGAAGGTGGATGTCACCGGCTATGAGGTTTCATGGCAGAACGTGAAGCTTACTGCGGAGCGCTCCGGCTCGTATGTGACGAAGGGGGCGGAGGCTACCACTGCGGCTATCGCGCCTCTTGAGGTGGGGGTGCAGTACCGGTTCTGGGTGCGGGCCCAGACGCAGGATGGTGTGGGGGCGTGGTCTCAGCCGCTTATGATCACGACTGCCACGGACGTGACGCCGCCCCCGGTGCCTCCGGTTCCGCGCCTGTCGCAGACTCTCGGTGTGCTTAACGTGGGCTGGCTGATGATCGGCGCGAACGGGGAGGCGATGCCGGCTGACTTTGCGGGCGCTGAGGTGAGCGTACAGCTCCCCGGTGTGGCGCCTGGCGTGTTCAGTACCATGCCCGCCCCGGTGCAGCGGATCTCCTTGGCTGGCTTGGAGATGCGCGAGTATGAGGTGTGCATGCGCACCTTCGACAGGGCCGGGAACAGGTCGGCCTGGGGTGCGTCTGCGACTATCACGCTGAAGCAGAACATTGATGCTGACGCGATCGCGAAGCAGGTCGAGGACAAGCTCAAGGGTAGTGCCGCCATGCAGCAGGCGGCCCGCGAGGGTACCCTCAAGGAGATGAAGCACCTCACCGACGCTATGACCCAGGTGGCCACTAATCTTGTGTCGTCTGGACCTGTGCCACCGGACTCTGGGACAATTGGCTCTAGCATGTGGATTGCCCCGGATGGGCGGATCTTCGTCCTTAGGGCGGAAGGAGACAAGTAGTGCAGCCTTACAGTGCAGCGAAACAGTGGAGGGACGGGTTCGGTGCGAACGAGACCCGCATCACCGCGGCTGACCTGACGCATATTGAGGACGGGATCAGCGCCGCCACCCAGGGGGTGACCAACCTGGAGACGAAGGTTGACGGCCAGCCGGCCGAGATCCTGAAGCAGGTCCAGTCGATCGCTGAGGGCATCAAGACTCTCGTGAACAAGGTGACGCCGATTGGCACGATCATGATGTACGGGGCTGAGCGGGACCCTGAGGGGTGGATGCGCTGCGACGGCCGCCTCCTCGACCGGAACACCTATGCCAAGCTGTATGCCGTGATTGGCCTCACCTATGGTTCTACCACTGTCAGCAACTTCCGCATCCCGGATATCCGGGAACGCACCGTTGTCGGAACTGGCCCCGGCAGTAAGTACGACATCGGCAACAAGGGCGGTAACACGACCATCACCCTGTCCATTAACCAGATGCCCGCCCACACGCACTCTATCGGCGAGGTGGAGGACCAGGGACGCCGCTTCCAGGCCCGCACCGCCGGCCAGGACATTGGCGTCGGCACGGCGGGCTACACGTACCTGACGTCCACCGGATCCAATCAGGCTGGGCGGTCCCCTATCGCCGCGTCCGTCGGCGGGTCGGACCCGATCGACGTGAGGCAGCCTTACTTCGGCCTCCCCTACATCATTAGGGTGTCCTGATGCCTGGGCCCACTAAGCCGTTCCTCTCCCCTGAGGGGGCGCGGGGTGGCCAGTACGTAACCGTCCCGGCGTTCGCCTCCCCTGGGCACTCGTCCCCGTCAAACACGCGGGACGCCCCCGGTTCGACGATCGTCTACTCCCCGAAGGGGTGGCGGTGGGAGGAGGCTGGGGATGACTACTCCAAGACGGTCTCCAAGCTCACTGCCGCCACGATGGAGTCAGCTGTTCGGCGCATCAAGACGTCCATGGGTGAGGTGTTCTACATTCGCGGCACCTCGGACACTGTGCCGCCTTTCGGGGGGTCCTCGGTGGGGGATACGTGCCGCGTCCAGGACGCCCAGACCCTCGACATCGTTGCCGAGTGGAAGTGGGATGGCGCCTCCTGGGAGCGCATGCGCGTCACGAGCGAGCAGATCAGCAACCTTGACGTAGGCAAGCTGACCGCGGGCGCCGCCAACATCGCTGAGATCACGGCCCGGAAGATCGCCTCCGACGTCGGCCGCTTCCTGGAGATCACCACCGACCAGCTCACGGTCACAGGGAACGCCTCCTTCGTTAACGCCACCGCCCACCACGTGTGGACGGAGATCATGACCGCCGGGGCGGGTGAGTTCGAGCAGATTAAGGCCGGCATGCTGGCCGCCAACTCCGTGAACGCCTCCAACATTCAGGGTGGCGCGATCGACGGGCAGGTGATCACCGGGGCCACGATCCAGACATCCAGGAATAACAACGAGGGCATCAAGATCGACCCGTGGGGGTTCCGCGCCTTCAAGCCCGGCAGTAAGAGGGTTGCGTTCTCTGTTAACGCCGCCACGGGTAGCGTGTATGTTGACGGGGATGTTGGTATCACTGACTCCTGGTCGAAGGCCCGGTTCGTGGACATCGTGGAGGTCCTGTCCGGCAATGACGTGGGCCAGAAGGGCGACCGGTGGGGTGTCGGCCTGGAGATGAACAAGATCAGCGCCCCCTACAAGTACTCCGCCCTGGTGACGTTCAAGGAGGACCCCACTAACCGGGGCGGCATCCTGTACTTCCAGGCCCCGTCCAACTCGGATAACGGAACCCCGAATATGCGCCTGTCCGCCACGGGGCTCCAGGTGTACGGCGGGAAAACCGTCAACTGGAGCATGAGCGCATCCAACTCCGGGTTCGCTGCAGGTTCTGCAGGGAAAGCAGCTATTTCGGTCAACAACTACGTAACCTCTGTTGGCATGAATGGGGAGGTTCCCCTTCAGATCATGGAGCAGGGGTGCCACTTCCGCCCCTTCGGGGATCGTTGGAAGGGCTTCTGGGTGAACAACAACGCAACCATTATGGGGTGGGCATCCCAGAAACAGGCCATCGTCGATAAAGACGGCTTCCGGGCGGTAGGCGGGAAGACGTTCGTGATGCGTGTCCCCGGTGAGTGGGCCAAGCGCAAGAAGATGCTTCAGCACTGTTGTACGGAGTCCCCGTTTGATGGGCTGGAGTACTGGGAGAACGTCGCCCTTGGCGCTGATGGGCGCGCCACGTGGGTGCTGCCCGACTACATCCCGAAGATCGCCTCTCCCGTGGCGCCTTGGGTGGTGCTCACGTCTTCGACTGCGACAGCGGAACTCAACCGCACCGGTTACGGCGTCGATGCTGCCCCCTGGACTGTGGACGTTCTAGGTGTGCCGGGGGAGGTGGTGTCTGTCCTCGTGAAGGGCGCCCGGCAGCTCGATGATTGGGAGTATGACTCCGATGAGGTCTCGTTGCGCGATAGGGCGCTAGAATCGGTGTGGGTCGACCCCCTGCCTCCGCCGCCGGATATGGATGACATTCCTCGCGACGAGTGGGGCGTGCCGATCCCACCTGAAGATACTCGACCTGAAGGAGACAACAATGGAAACACAGAACACGCAGGTTGACGCCATCGCGGTGATCGACGCCCTAACCTATGAGATCGCATCCATCACCCGGCGAGCCGTCGTAGCCGAGCAGCGGGCGGCTGCCCTGGAGGCCGAGCTGGCTGCCGTAACCAACCCTAAGGAGAGCAAGTGAGCGTAGGATCCGTAACTGCTGAGATCGCTCGCCGAATCTGTGATGAGCAGAATGTCGGCTACAGCCAGCCTGAGCGCAGGTCGTGGTACGCCGCGGCCGACGCCCATGGTCGGGTGTCCAGCCCGCAGAACGCGGACTGTTCGAGCTTGGCGTGCGGGGCCATCTCCTATGGCATCCACCACACCTATAAGGTGCCGTGGGGTCATGCGGCCCTCCTGGAGATTAATGACTACTGGACCGGCAACATGCGCCAGGGCATGGAGTCGCACGGCTTCAATGAGGTCCCCTGGAACGACTCAGACCTCACCCCCAGTGGAGGATTCCAGGTCGGCGACATCATCCTCTCGGCCGCGAACGAGGGTGGTGTCGGCCACGTCGTGATCGCTGTTGAGGGTGGCAGTGACCCTCTCGTGTCGGAGGCGTGGATCGCTGAGGACGGCTCGATCGATGGCTACGCGGGTGACACCACGGGGCAGGAGACGCGCACCGTCCGCTACAGCAGCCACCCGCACACTCAGCGCGGCTCGTGGACGTCCTGTCACCGGTTCAGTGAGGAGAAGTTCTTCCAGCAGTGGCCGCAGTTCAAGGGTGGCGCACAGCCCGCTCCGGCTAAGCCCTCGCCCGCACCCCAGGGCGCCCCGCAGCACGCCCACGGGATCGACGTCTCCAGCCACCAGGCGGGCCTGAACATCCCCGCCATCTGGGCTGACTTCGTGATCGTCAAGGCCACCGAGGACGACGACTACGTCAACCCCTACATGGTGTCTCAGGCTAACGCCACCCTGGGTGCTTCGAAGCGTCTGGGCTTCTACCACTTCGCCCGCCCAGGTGACGCGGCCGCCCAGGCCCGCTACTTCGTGTCCGCCGTCGGCTCTCTCCGCAGCAAGGCCACCCTGTGGCTCGACTGGGAGGACAATGCTGTGCCGCAGGGGCCGGGCTGGGCGAAGGCCTTCCTGGACACTGTGAAGCAGTTGACGGGTTCCACGCCGGGCATCTACATGAACGGCAGCGCCCTGAACAGTTACGACTGGACTGCCGTGGCCGCACAGTACCCGCTGTGGTATGCGGGCGGCCCTGAGTACAGCGACTACGGTCGCCCCTACTCGGACCCTGCGGTACCTTCGGTCTCCTACTGGGGGCAGCCCCTTATTCACCAGTACACGGAGGACGGTAGCCTCCCCGGCTACAGTGGGACCTTGGACCTGAATCGCCTGCGTGACCGGGCTGCCTGGGACCGGATGATCAACGGGCAGGCCCCAGCGCCCGCCCCGTCCCCGGCACCACAGTCGGGGAACCTGGTCGTGGACGGCGAGTACGGCCCCGCCACCGTGAGTAAGCTCATTCAGGTTTTCGCCCCTGGATACTCGGAGGTGTATGCCGTCGCTAACCTGAGGCGCTACCTCAACAAGACTGTCCCGGAGGCGTCCCAGAAGCAGCTCACCGGCTCCGGCCGGCTCCCCGAGGATCGGGGCTGGGACTCGCAGGCGATCAAGGTTTTCCAGTACTGGGCGTGGTGCTGGGTGCGGCCCGTCGCTGGTTCCACGTGGAACCGGTTCGCCCCCGGCTGGAGCTTCGGCGACTACATTGACGGCGAGGCGGGTGAGGCCACCTGGGCGGCCCTTCAGGAGGCCCTGAACCGTTCGAGACCGGGCTCATTCCGGCTGATGTGACCACTAACCGTAGGCGACGGTAGACTAGAGGGTAGGGCGGAAGTCCTGCCCTCTAGTGTCATGTGGAAGGGGTTTCATGAGCGTTTACGCTTCTCCCTCATTCTGGTCCGGCCTTGGCGACCGCGCCATCAAGACGTTCGCCCAGTCGCTTCTGGCTGCCGTCACCGTTGGTGTTGGTGTCCTCGACCTGGACTGGAAGGGCGCCCTTGGTATTGCCGCCACGGCGGTTATCGCTAGCGTCCTGACTTCCTTCGCGGACCCGAAGGAGGCTGATAAGGCGGTCGCTACCGCTGAGGCCGAGTACACTCCCCGCCACGCGAGCTGAGTGAGCGGTGCAGCCAGTAGAGAGCGCCCTGCCGATAGGGCAGATCCTCACATCACCTGACTTGATTGCGGCCACGGTCGCCCTCCTGGCTGCACTGGTGGCTCGCCTGACAAGCAAGCTGAAGAGCCAGCAGAAACTGACTGAAGAGCGCATTGCCCGCATGAGCGCCCATGTTGTGCGGGCTGCGGACGCTGCTGAATCCGCCTCGGAAGGGGTGCACAACAACCACGCCGTCAACCTGCGAGATGACCTTGATATGCGATTCGATGACTTGACTAAGAAGATGGATGTTCTTGCTGACGCCGTGGGTGCGCTCAGGGAGAGTGTCGCTGATCAGTCGCGCCGTATTCAGGGGCTTGAGGGGCAGGTTGAGGGAGTCCGCAATGACGCCAGGGCTGACCGGGCTCACGTGTATAATGAGATTAATTCGATGCATGGCCGCATCGACAGACTAAAGAATCAAGCAGAGACAAAGCGGGAGGCTTCGTGACTTTTGGGTACGCCTCTATTACTGGGCGCATAATCGGCCCAGATGGCCTAGGCCGAGCGGGCAGCGTAGAATTCATTCCGCTAGACCCCTATGTTGGAGTTGAGGAGTCGGGGCGGCGAGCTCTGGTGGCGCACTATGCCGTGGGGAGGCTGACTGCTAACGGCTATCTCGTTGACCACGGAGAGGAAAGGTCGTTTAGGGTCGTTGCCCCTGAGTCGCTGCCGCAAGGCGATCGTAACTACCGTGTGGTGATCGATGTCCCCGGCGCGCCCGGAGGCCGCCGGGAGTACCTGGCTGCCATTACTGCCGGCACCACCGTTGATTTAGCGGATATTGTTGCAGGCCGCAGGGTGGAGGATCCTTCGTCCTCTCGTGTGCGCGACATGGGCCAGGGCCTCTTGGGAGCAATCAACCCGAACGATGTTATCGAAGTAGGCGGCGGACTCCTAGCATGGAAAGAAGGAATCAATGACTGACCGCACATGGTACAGCAAGTCGAAGGCGGACGAGGTTTTCGCCACGAAGGAGGAGGTGAGGTCTCTTCCCTCACCTGACCTTTCTGCCTATGCGACCAAGGCTGATGTGGGCAGGGCGGATGATGAGATCAGGGCGCGCGTTGACGGCCTGTCGTCCTCGGCTGCTACGAAGGCGGAGTTGGCTGCCTATGCGAAGACCTCCGATGTTGCTTCCACGTACGCGACAAAGGAGGCCCTGGCGCAGGCTCAGCTTGGCGGCGGAGGTCAGGCCCCGGACCTGTCCTCCTACCTGACTCGATCGGATGCGTCCAGCACATACGTCACTAAGTCTGATGCGCAGGCGACCTACCCCACCAAGTCTGAGGTGGCCGCGACCTATGCTACAAAGTCTGAGCTGGCTGGGGGCGGCTCCCCCGCCCCGTCGCCTGCGGGCGCTCCTCTTTCTGCGCTCCCGCTTCGTGCTGGTCAGGGAGTCCCTACTGTCGGGTTCTTCGGCGACTCCTGGTCGACCGAGTCGATGATGGGCGCTGGCTTTAACCTGCCCGCTACCGCCTCGCGCTTGCTGGGCTGCATCCCTGTCGTATCCGCAGTGGACGGCAGTGGCTTCGCCCACTCCATCAGCGGGAAGGACGCCTTCGAGGTCGATGCCCGCGTGGACGCGGTCTGTGCGGCCGCCCCGAACCTCGTCGTGACTGTCGGATCCCTGAACTCGGATAAGGTCGTGGAGAACAACGGCTCCAGCGGCGCCAAGATCACGGAGGCCGTGAAGTCGTTTGTCACGAAGGTGCGCGCCAAGCTGCCGCAGGTTCCGATCGTGATGATCGGCCCGGAGCCCTCCTCGATTGCTCGCCTACAGTCCCAGGTGGCGCACTTGAATGTCGAGGCCCAGAAGGCCGGGGTGGTTGCCGCTGGCGGCCCCGCTAACGGCGTCGTCTTCGTTGACTGGCTCGGCATCGCTGACAAGCAGGCGGTGCCGTGGCGTGACGGCCGGGTATGCGCTGAGGGTGACGTGGTGGTCTATGGTGGTGTCGCCTACCGGGTGACCCGCGCCTGGACCCCGGAGGCTGGGCAGACACCGCTCACGGCTGGTGCGCCTGTCGTCCAGGTGTCGGACGTCCTGTCCGGCACCGGGAATGAGGGGACGAAGCGGGGCGACGGTACCCGTGACACGCTCCTGATGAGTGACGACACGCATCCGACGAAGATTGGAAGTATCGCTTTCGGGGCTGCTGCCGCGAAGCACATCGAGGATGCTGTCGCGTCCCTGGCCACCTGGATCAAGGCCCAGGGGCCGGTCATCCCAGCCGCCCCCGCCGCCGGCCCGCAGCCTCAGCCCGGGGGTGACGGACTCCCGATCATGGCGTGGCTCCCCGAGGGGTGGGGTAACTCTGGCCGTGAGGTCTACTCGATGGCGGATCTCCAGGCGGTCGCCGCCCTGAAGCCCGACAAGGTGGTGCTGCCGATCCGCACGACCCTGGACTCTGCTGACGCGGCGGTGGCTATTCCCGGAACGGCGGGCGGCAAGAAGATCTCGGGGTCCAGTCTCAATGGGTTGAAGGCCGCCGGAGTGGACGTGGCTGCCATGATCGCGTCTCTCGACATGTTTGAGGGTGCCGGCGTCGAGGTGTTCCCGAACATCCGGGACGGCCTGTCGGACAACGCCGCCCAGTACTATAAGTCGTCGGACGGCAAGCTCCTGCCTGTCATCAGCGCCCGCCCCGGGAAGACGTACTCCGCCGTCCACGGGCGCGGACAGTCGAACTTGCGTGACATCATGAAGACGGACTACCCGTCGTTCAAGCGCGTGGTGGCCGCGACGGACGCCACCGCGGACTGGATGCTGGCGGCGACCTTGATTCGCTCCGCCGACTCCGGTGTCCTGTCCCAGAAGGCGGGCGCTACCGCGTGGCGGGCCGCTAAGGAGGTCTTCCCTGAGGGCGTGTGGGTTCTGGTTGCCTCTAGGGATGAGCAGGAGTCCGCCAAGGCTGCCGCACAGGCCGCCAACGTGACTATCGTCGGCTGGGCTGTGCCTACGGCTGAGGCTCTGGCTGCGATCAAGGCGTGATTGGATAGCTGATGGTAGCACAAGGCCCCTGCTTGTAACCGGGCTGGTACAAGCAGGGGCCTTAGCGTGTCAGGAGTAGAGCTCCCAGGAGGAGGCGTTTCCCCCCTGGACCTCGAAGGTGAGGATCGCGGGCTTGGTGGAGTCGCCACTGATGTTGGTCCACCAGTCGGATCCCCGGTCTGCCGACGGGCAGGAGATGATCCACCTGGCATCCCCGACCTGACTGACCCCGAAGTTGTGCCAGTGCCCGTGCACGAGGATCCTGGCGTCGTAGAGGCCGCTCCTGCGGCCGAATGCGAGGTCCCTGAACCACCCTGGCACCTTGCTCTGTGAGCCCGCTAGATGGCCGTGTGTGAAGCCGATGCGGGTGCCGTCCGCGGCCGCGACGGTTACGGCTTCCTCCCACTTCTCGGGGCGGAAGAACTTCACGTGCTCGTAGCCCTCGCGGTCGGCGATGATGTCCTCAATATTATGGGAGACCATAATGCCGAAGTCATCGTCCGGGGCGTTGGCGCGGGAGTTCTTCCCCGTGCCGGTCCTCACGGCGCAGTGATTCGAGGGGACGGCCACGTAGTACAGGGACTCACACAGTGGAGCGAAGGCATGTACGGCTTCGGCGTAGAGGCGCTGCACGGTGCGGATCTGGTCTGTTAGGGAGAGGTCGTTGGTCTGGGCCTGGGCGGCGACGTTCCAGAAGCCCTCAGTGCTGTCACCGACATCGGCGAGGATGATCCGCTTGTACGGGTCCCTGAAGCGAATGTCGTCCGCGATGTCGCGGATAGCTCTGCGGACTAGGCGGATCGTGTCCTCCGTGCCGCCCCCCTGAGCGACCTTCCCGCATTGAAAGTCCGCGAGGCAGACTACAAGGGTGTCATTGTCGTCCTTGACGATCGGGGCGGGCTTAGACAGGAGAGGCTCCCGGAAGACCGGCTCCAGGTCCTCGTAGGACAGGCGCTTGGCCTCGGCCATCTCGACTGCCCCTGGCTTCCAGGTGATCTTCTCGTAGGAGCCGTCGGGGAGGCGTATGGTCTTCCCTCGCTGGACGATTGCGTCAACTGGGACGTCGCTGAAGAATGCGTCGTTCCCCTCGTTGGGTGCGCCGCGTCTCTTGAGCTTGGCGCGGTGGCGTCTCACGGTTGCCTCGGAGGTGTTGTGTTTCTCGGCAAGCTCAACATTCGTGAGTCGCTGATCCTCCGGGAGGAGGTCGTTCTCGAGGATCGCTTCATCAAGGGGGGTCATGCGTGTTGTGTCTTTCTGTCCTTGGGTGCGACTGCGGCCCAGGGGGACTTTTGGTCAACCCCTGGGCCGCGCACCTACCCACTCACCGAACGGAGTGCTTGTATTCTATCGCGCCTACGAGTGCCTTGCAAAGGCTGACGGTGACGTATGCGGTTCTGTAACCTTGCCTCTTCCATTTCCACGTGAGGTATCTGGCGTAGGGGCGCCACGTGCACCGGGCTGCGATGAACTTGCCTTGCACAACGTAAGGATCCTTGGCAGTCATTGCTTCTCCTTGTGCTGCGAGCACAGGCAGTGCCCTTCCGGGGTAAGCTCAAAATCCCAGCCATAAGCTCGGAGGGTTTCGACCATCTCGCGCTGATTGTCCTCGAATGCACTGCCAGGCTCGATGGTGATTGAGGCACGCTTGCCGCAGTGGTCGCACTTCACTGTGGCCTGCTTGGTGTTGGTCATCAGGTCGTATGCCTGGTAAATGGTGGTCATTTGTTTCTCCTGCATGCCCCGCAGAGGGCGGTTTCGGCCCCGACTTTCCAGCCGAGGGTTCGGGCGGTGGTTTTGATGGTTGATTCGACGGCCACCCATGGTTTTGTCCTTGGGTGGGCTTGCTCGATGTGGGCTGTGCCGCAGCGGGCGCATGTGATGTGGGCGCGCCACTGCGGTCCGTTGGCTTTGATGTCTACCATGTGTTTCTCCTTTCTTTATGGTGGCCAGGCGCGTAGTATCCACGCTTGGGCTCTGCTGATTTCTGTGTGGGTGGCGGCCCATTGCTCGTAGTGTTCGGCGTCTGGGCCGCCGTATGTGGGGTGTGTGGCGGCTTCTACCTCTTCGAGGATGAGCCAGCAGTCTGGGCAGTACCGGAGGGACCAGTGGTAGGTTCCGTCCTTCCAGGTGTCCCTCCGGTACATGAGCCCTTGCCTGATTGTGGTGAAGCAGGCGTCGCAGATGACTTGCCCCCTCGAGTGGGGGTGGGTCGTCTTGCGTTTCAGCCTCAAAGCTGACGCGCCGCGTAGTATGCGGCAATCACCCGAGTTACTAGCGTCACTAAGACAAGCCCGCAGGCGATCTTAGCTAGCAGCCACGGCAGAAGCAGGACCCCTGCAATCAGGAGGGCTGCTCCGCCGCTGTACACCACGATAAACAGTGCGATGGTCGCGACAGCATGGAACAGTAAGGTCTTTCCAATGTCGCTCATTTGCGTTCACTCCCGTCAGAAGGGGGCGCCAGCGTTGGCCCAGGGGTCACCCTGCTGGCCGCCCTTGGGGGAGTTGAATGATGCATGCTGCTGGGTGGTGTTCTTGCGGGGGACGACGCCGCGGAAGCGAGGGAAGCGGACCTCCAGGCTGGTGCGCCGCTGGCCGTCGTTGCCTTCCCAGCCGCGCTGAATGAGTACGCCGCTGACGGTTACCTTGTCGCCCTTCTTGAGAGTGTCTGCGAGGTGGCCGTACTGCTCACCCCAGAAGGAGGCGGTCACCCACAGAGGGTCCCCGTCGTCTTCCCAGTTGCCAGCCTGGTCCTTGCGGGAGGCGGTGGCGGCGATACGGAGCTCAGTGACCTGCTTGCCGCTCTGGGTGTACCGCACTTCGGGATCCTGCCCGAGGTTCCCTTCGACGATGACGTCTGCAGCCATGACTAGTTTGCCTTTCGGATGGGGTTGAATAGGTTCTTGATGTCGTGCTCTTGCACGTAGATGACGGGGTTCCCGAGGAACCGGAAGGTGGGGATCTTGTGCTTAGTGATGTACCTGTCGAGGGTTTGGCGCGCGATGCCGAGCGTGTTGGCTGCCTCAGTCTTGGATAGGTAGCCGGGGATGGTTTTCATTGGTGTCCTTTCAGGAGTTTGGTGAGGTCTCCGAGCGTCATTGTAGCCCACTGCTGGTCGGGCTTGGCAACCCCGCGGCGCTTGTGGACAACAATACCCACGAGGGCGCCCGCGTTCTCTGCCTCGACCTGCGCCTCACGAGCCCACTTCGGCAGGTCCGTGCGGGCGACATCCTTGCATTCGATGACGATCTTGTGGGCGCCCATGCGCACGTTGGCGATGTCGCCCTTGTCTTTGGCCCCGGCCTTGGGGGCGCGGTCGATCCTGTCGTCAGCCAACTCCTCTGCAAGATAGTCGGCGACTACTCTCTCAAACCGCGCCCCTGCGGCCTTGGCGCTTTTACGCGTCCTCGCCACTGGCTTGCCTAGCTCGTTCTGCGGCACTGTTGTAGGCGCGACGCCACCTGTCTGCCGCAGCCTTGTACCGCTGGGCCTCGATGTCGTAGTACTCGCGGGTGCCTCGCTCATAGGCCCAGGCGGCTAGGGCGGCGAGCGCAACGATGATGGTCACTCCGAGCGCGAAGCTCATGCCTTCTCCTTTTTGATCAGCTCGGCAAGCCATGCGAGGGCGTAGTGGGCGATCGTGAGTAGGTTCTGTTTCCTGCTTTTTGTCAGACCGTCATCGATGTCTCTGGCGACATCCCCGGCAAGGTTCGCCATGACGGTGAACCCACCCCGATCGGGGTCAGACTCGACGCGCCCCCTAGCCTCATCGAGTGAGCCGCCGGCAACGGAAAGGGCGTCCGCCCACGTGGCGCACACGCAGACGATCGTCGCAAGTGTTTGCGCCTTATGCTTCGCCCCCTGGAGGGTTGCCAGCGCCCCCAGCAGTAGCGCCAACCTGTCCTCCTGGCGGGGGTGGTCAAGATTAGAGGGCAAGGCGCCAAGGGCCTTGACCTTAGCTACAGCCTGGTCGAGGGCGCTAGGCTTGTCGGCGGGCAGGTAGGAGGTGACCTCCTGGACGGCCTGGACAAGCGTCATCCCCATGGCGACGCCCCGGAACGTGTCCTGGAGGTGTTTTAGCGCGGCGGTGGGGACGGCCGTGACCTCCTCCCACTCGTCAATGCTGTCGTCCGCGTTGAGCAGCCACCTGTCTGCGGTTCTGTAGTCTCCGTCACGGTCGCGGATGGCGGCGGAGTTTTCGATTTCCACGTCCCCGGCGATGCGTCCCTTTTTGATGTAGATGAGTGGTTCTGTGGGCCAGTCAGTCATTTCAATTCTCCTAGGGTTGTTGGGTGTGCGTGGCGGCCAGCCCTAACTGCTGGGCTAGGGCTGGCCCCCGTGTCATTGTGATGTCAGACCCACGACCTGATCCAGTGCCATGCGTCGATGAGCCCGCGCTTAACTGTTCCCATGCCGACCTCCTCTCGGCTAGAAGTATGGCTCACCGGAGTGGGCCCCTGGTTCCTGGGGTGTAGACGACGGCGTATGGGCCATATTCAGGCTCTAGGTGGTCGTCAGTCATGACTTTGTGGAATTCGGCGGGATTCCAAAAGCCTCCATCGTCGCACTGCCAGGCGACGCCGTCATTGCCGATGACGACGGTCCCAGCGGGCATGCCCCTACCGTCTCGCTCCACCGTGCGTGGGGCGGCGGCGTCCTTGAGGCCGGCGATTTCCTCCTCTAGGGTGGCGATGTGGTTGATGAGCGCGTAGATGTCGCCAACCGCCCACTCACAGCCGCGCTTCTCGTATTCGTAGTTCCTCAGCTTGTCGACAACCATGGCTAGGACGCTCATCGCTCTTATCCTTCCTGGTAGCGGGTGAGCCAGGCGAGGGCGAGCGCCCCGACCTGGGTGATCTCGGCAATGGTGTCGGCGTTGTGGCCCGTGCTGTTGTCGTTGTCGTAGGTGAGGCTGGCGGCAACCTCCCCAACCTCCTCAGCGAGCGCGTAGAAGCGAGACTCGTCCGTGTGACCGTCCGCATCCAGAGTCATGCCCGGATGCTTGACGGCAGCCCGCTCATACTCGGCAACGAACACCTCTCCGAAATCCTCGACGCCATAGTGGTGCAAGAGCTCCATCGCATCCATTGCAATAAATTCGAGCTTAGACCGAATAGAGTTGCGGTGCGGGGTAGTGTCGGCTCGCTGAAGGTTGGCGTCCATGAGGCGCTCGATCGAGAACCCCAGGGAGCCCATGTCGTCATACAGTTCAGCAGCCAACCCCAGGACGCTCCATGGCTGCCGGTTGATGTAGGCCCCCAGGCTGGCAGCCTTCCGCCGGATTTTCTTCACTGTGTCACTGTCGGCCGGGTTGTGTGTGCTCATTAGGGTTTCTCCTTGTTCTCCGGTGGCTTATGGTCGGGGCATGTGACCCTATATGACTCCGGAGCGACTGTCCAGCCGAACCGGAGCGCCAGGTGCTTGACCTTGTTGAGCTCGTTGACTTCGGCGTCATAGTCGGCTGGGATCGCGCTCAAACTGATCCGATTAGTGCAAGCGGGCCAATCGCAACTGATTGATGCACGCGAGTACTCAACCGGGATTACCTGCCACGGCATGTCAGTACCACCCGCACCGGGGGTAGGGCACTGGGCGCCAGGCGCCATAGATGCACTCATCATGCCAGGGGATGTGGCGGCGAGTCCACCAGCCACCCATAGGGGTCATGAACATTTTCTTTCTCCTTCGTTCGTGAGTGTGTATGTGTTTCCGTCCCAGTACCGCACCGGGATGGTGGCGGGGTCCTCCCACCATGCAACACCGTAGCCGCCCTGTTTGGCTTCTTCCCGGTGCTGCTCGATGTACCCGTGGCAGCCCCTTACCCCGTCCCCACAGAGGAGGATGAGGTTAGCGGGGCTGTTGATGGATGGGTCCTTGGTGCCGCCCATGCCGCGGGGCTTCCTGTGCTGGATGCTTGCGGCGTAGGTGGCGACGTGGCGGCCACAGCGGGCGCACCGGTACTGGTCCCTCTCATACACGGCCTCCCTTGTTTCCTGGGAGGGCCCTGTTCTCCTGGGAGACCCCTTCCGGCGCGCCCACCTTGCCCGTGACTGGCTCACTCCGCGCCCTCAATCTCGATGAGGCTGATATCCCCCGTGGCGATGAGCTCCCGGATGGATTCCTCCTGGGCGGGAGAGACGCGGGCCGAGATCCTAGGGTCGGGCGTCACGAGCTCAACCCCGTCGGGGATCTCCCCCGTCTGCTTAATGAACCCGTCTAGGGCGGCTTTCGCCGTGAACCACGGGGCGGGGACCCGGTGGATGGCGTCGGGCTTGTTCCACTCGAGCCACCTGACTAGGGCCTGCTCGTCCGTCACCTGATAGGCGGGGGTGGCGGTGGTGACACCGATGGCGCCCACCTGCTCCCCGTTGACCGTGGCATACGAACGGTCTCCCGGAGCCATCACCTCCATGAGCTCGCTGAGGGCTTTCTTCTTCTCCTGGGAGGCCACTTTCGCAACGTGCGCTGCGATAGCGGCCCTGCGGAGCGCGTTCTCCTTGTTCACTGCACCTTACCTGCCCTGTAGTTGTTCTGTAGCCATGCGCGAAGCATGTCGGGGTTGGCCTTACCCCCGGCGGCGAAGTACTCCTCGCGCACCTTGTCCCCGTTTAGCTGGTGGGCGGCGCAGAAGCCATCGAGGATCATGCCACACTGCTCGGCCGCTGTTCTCTTGGGAACCCCCTGCTCCGTTGGGAGGGGGATGTTCTCGCTGGTGCCCCTATTCTGCTGGGAACCCCCTATTCCGTTGGGAACCCCCCTTTCGAAGGCCTCCCCATCCGGGTCGGGGTCGCCCGTGGGGATGGTGAGCGCCTGGAGCAGGAACGTCCGGTAGGCGACGCTCATTGCTTTCGCGACCGCCTTGTCCCCGAAGTCCATAGCCTCGGCCGCAACCTTTCCGTGGATGCTGTCCCCGCCGGGCCCGTAGACCCGGTAGGTGACCTTGACGACTACCTCAGCGGTCTGCTTGCCGTTGGCGGTGGTGCCGTTTGATCGGTGCACGTCCACATCCTCGGGGAGGATGGTGACGCCGTGCTTGCGCAGTGCGGGGCCGACCGCGTTCATTACCGCGTCGATGCCCCTGAAGTTGAATTTCTGTGCCTGGTTCTTGCTGTCTTTCTTGACTGCTTGGACGTCCCCCATGACCTTGTTTAGGGCTTGGTGGACTGTTGGGGTGTCTGCCATGTGTCTTCCTTTCTTGGGAACACCCTATCTGGGGTACGTGTACGGGCGGTACGGGCGAAGCACGTACAGGTACTCGCTGAGGCGCTTGAGCTCAGTGCCAAGCAGCCGGCGGTCACCGTCGTTGAGGTGCCACCACGGGCCGCGCTTGACCCACTCCCTGTCGTCTTGGTCGTAGACGGCTTCACCGTCCTTGAGGCGCCGCATCTCCCCATGGGTGATCACGGCATGCTCCATCGGCTCACTCAGTGCCACTGTTGCGCTCCTCCTGGCTGATCGCCCTGTCGAGGTAGGCGCGCGCCTTGCGCAGGTCGACGATTCGACGATCCGCTCCGCCCTTCCGGCCGAGGCGGGTGAGGTACTTCAGGGCGTTCCACACGTGCGGGCCATCGGGGGCGATGGCGTCCAGGACGTCCCAGGACTCCAGGTCGACCGTGCGCTCCGGGCCACCCTGTGCGGTAATCGCACCACCCAGCCACGTATAGTGCCCGGGCGAATCCACACCGTCCCCCTCTGCCTCGAGGTCAGCAGAGTCGGCTTCAACGTCCCACTCGTATAGGGCGCCGATCCTCCTGACGGTATCCGCGTCACTAGCGCTACAGCCCACGAGCGTGACCCTGCCCCCAGGAATGTCTGTCCCGTACGGCTGGAGCGCCATAGGGCCGGCGCCCACGACGTGCAGGTGGCCGCCGGCGAGCCGCACGCAGGCCTCACTGGTTGAGGCGATAGAGAGTAGGCCGCCAGGGTGCACCCAGTAGTCCAGGGGTGGGGCGTCAGCCGAGATGGGGACGTCCCCCAGGACGTGGATGGTGTCCTTCAGGGAGGCGCCCGCCTCGATGGCCCGCACCAGATCCGTGTGCCGATATGCGCAGTACGTGCTCATATCTTCTCCTTTCTAGACCCCGCACTGTGCGGGCATCTATGGGCCGCCTGGACCACTGGTAGATCAGCCCAAGCCCCTATAGATCGAAGTAACGGGGTGGGTCCAGGCGACTCATAGACGGGCAGGCTGTGTCGACTACGCGGCGCTCGGGGCGGTGCGTGCGGTGTCTGCCGTCTATGGGCGTTTCTCTGTGTAGTTCTCAACCAACGTGCGCAAGCGTTATTCAACAGCGGTCTGTGTTTCTGCTGCCTTGGGGTAGTGGGGGTAGGTGTCGTGCCCGGCGGGGGAGTCGACCCCCCGCTGCGACCATCCGGCCGGCTTCACGCCAGCGTGTAGATCACGTTCGCGGCGGCGTCCTGAGCGCTGTGCTCCACAGACGTCGTCACCGATTCAAGGTCCGTGATGACCCACCGCAATTCCGTGTCGTCGTGCTCCTCGGTGACCAGGACGCCGGGGTGCACGCTACCCCAGTAGCTGTAGACGCGCGTGCCCGCGTCACCTTCAGTGGCCTGAAGGTCGGTGAGCCCGTCAACGATTGACCACCAATCGGTCATCTCGTAGTCCTCGCTCATGATGACGGTGGTGATCGCTCCGAGCGGCTGATTGTAGGCCAACGCGCCGGCCCGGAACACGGTGGCCACGTCCCCCGTGTAGCCGCTCCAATCGATGCCGGAAACGCCAGAGTGAGCGACCGTCCAGGCGCCGTCCGTGTCGACCTCGACCGTCGTGTGAGGGTCCTCAACCTCCCAGTAGCCATCCCAGTAGGAGACGTTGGCGGCGCCCGCGGTCTCGTTCATAACGGCGGCGATGACGGCGACAACAGCGGGAACCTTGGCCGCGTAGTTCATCAGGTGGAGCGCGATCTCCTCAGTGTTGGCCGGCCCGTCGTAGGCGTCGGCCGGGTTCTCGTCGGTGGTGGCCCACACGTCGCCGTCGTCAGACAAAGTGAGGTAGGCGGTGACGTCACCGACGGTGATGAGGTAGGCGCTGTCCTCCTCGTCGTGGGTGGTCGTGGTGGTGTAGGCGATCGAGTGGTCGGCGAGGATCTCCTCGACCTGGGCGGCAGTGGCGAGTGCGTCGTTGAAGTTCATTGCTTCGATCCTTTCGGTTGGGGTGTTCACCCCGTGGCTGATGACCCAACTGTAGCCACACTGAGACGGCGTGGGTCAAGCCGGAGGCGACATCAATCTGCGTGACCTACGTCATCGAACGAGCGTTCGACACCCCCACCTACGCGAAACGACCATTTCGACATGCACCCCCACCGCCCCTATGTGCGCGCGCACGCACACCCACGCGCGCGAGAGGCCGCAGGAGCCAATCTGAGCGCCTTTCACGACCCCGCCCATATGCGGGTACCACCCCGCCCCCGAAAGCGCCCCAGAGAGGCTCACAGCACCCCAGGAGGGCATGCGGCGCCATGCGACCACCCACCAACCCGCCCAGCAGGCACAAAAAAGTGCCCCGCCGGCCGAAACCAGCGGGGCACCAGGGGGGGGTCAGGCGGCCGCGCAAACCTCAATGGCGCGCGCGATCACGCCCGCGTGACGCGCCCCCGCATAGGGCCGCAGCCCCTCCCACACATCGACGCCCTGCGAGGTCGCGTACTGGGCGAAGGCCGCATCCCCGAGCCACTGGGCGGCAATCAGGGCCTCGCCGAAGTAGGTGGCCTCGCTGGACTTGATCTGCTCGTAGCCGGTCATTTTCGATTCCTTTCGTTGGGCGGGCTGCTGATCGCCCGCGCGGTGGGATGACCATATAGGGGGGCGTTTTCCCGCAGAATCAAGCCAAACCGGCGTGTAAAGGAGGGTTTCCATAGGCGTTTTTCAGGCCCCCGAACCCAATCGTTCGAACGGTCTTCGAACACAGCCTGAACGCCAACTGTGCGCCACCCATGCCACCCCTGTGCAAGACGTAGGACAAAGGTCCCACGAACACCGTTCGATCCGATGGACCACATCACACCAACGCAACCCAGGACACAATGCAATAAGTCAATAACCCACAAACCAACACACACACGAAAGAGGCGCCTATCGCATCACGCCAACCAACCACCGAGACGATTGGTCGAACACGCGTGCGATAGGCACCCCCCATCAATCACCGGCCGCGACGCCACCCCCGAACACGATCCACCACCGACACCAGACCAGCACCAGCCAACCCCAGAAGACCCAGCGCCACGACCCCACCAAGGATCTCGTGATCGTAGTTGTCCTTCACCGGAGCAGACGGGGCAGCCACCACCTCACGAGGCGAACCCACAGAACCCACAGCCGCGGAAGCACTAGGAGAAGCCGACTTCTCCACACGCCCATCCACAGCCGCACTCGGTGAAGCCGAGTGCACATCCCCCCTAGACCGAGAACCACTGATTCCTGCGTTGTCTTCGTGGTCCTTCTCCTCACCATCCTTGCGTGCCTTGCAACTGTCGGAGAGCGCCTCAGCCACAGCCGGGCCGGGCACGTACTGGTCGCCCTTATCCGTCACGAGGGTCTGCGTGCACGCCACCTGGTCCACGACGATCACGTACCCGTCACGCATGCAGGTCTCCTGCCCGCGCACGTCCACACAGTGAGGGAGGCCGGCGGCGGAGACGGGGTCAGTCTTACCGGTCCACTCCCAGCCGGGGAACGCACGCGCCTCAGGAGGCTCGGTGGGCTCCGGTGCAGGAGCCACATCCTCCTCCTGCTTCTTCTTGCTCTTCTTCTTCTTCTTCACATCCACCCCAGTGGCGGTGCCGTCCTGCCTACGAATGTAGGTGACGGAACCATCCTCCTCCACGATGAACGAGTCACCAGACCCGTTACCCGAGGCGGAGGCGTCCCACAGGCACGGCCCATACTCCTGGCCCTCATCCTCACAGGCGGGGGTCCCTGACACATCCACAGGGGCACCGGTGTCCACAGTCACCCACCCCTGCAAGAGACCACCAGGGGTCTCCTCACTGGCGTAGGCGGGGGCACACACACCCACAGCCGCCACACACGCACCCACACCCACGAGGGCCGCACGCCTAACCATCCGCTTGATCGTGTCCTTGTAGCTCATCGCCTGGTTCCTTTCTTGGTTGGGCCGCTCAGGCCCGTGTTGCTGATGGGCAGAACCATACGCCCACCAACCACCACCACGTCAACCCACAACCCACACAGACACGTGTGATGCGCACCATCGAACACACGTACACAAACACACAACACAAACACACAGATCAAACACACAGATCAAACACACGTTCGAAAACAC